TTTATTAATCCAGTGACTCGGATTTCTTGGTGGGTTGTAGCTTAAAAACTCAATAAACTTTTCACCACCCCTTAAGATTGATTGCTCAACACTTCTTATTTCTGCATCGCCGTTAAATTCATCAGCCTCTTCAAACCAGAGAATTTTAAAATAGCCTTTGCGTAGTTTAATTGATTTCAGCTTTTTTGGCTCGTCTAACCCTCTTAGAATTATCTTCTGCCCCGTTGGTTTGTAAGTTATCTCTGCGGGTGAGCTGATTGAATCAAAGTTATCGCTTTCACCTAACTCATCAATTGCCCAATTTAAAGAACCTTGAATCGAGTCTCTAATCGTGCGCGAAACTTTCCTAAAAGCAATTGCATTTGCTTCAGGGTCTCTTATCAATGCTAAGATTATTTGTATTGATATGAAGCTTGATTTTGTAGAACCTCTACCGCCATGCAACCAAAACTCATCGTGTGTTTCATCTCTAATCGCTTGGTGAACTGGATAAAATACTGGGGCTATCTTTTCACTTAGCGTTATCATTAAATATCATCTTTGATAATTCTAGTAATATTAGTTTGCTCAATTGTAGTTTTATCCGACCATCCGTAACCATTTTTAAGAATAAAATCAGCCTTGTTTCCATGCCTTCCTTCAAAGCATTGATCGACCGCATAAGACTCGCATTTCCGCTTAGCCCGCTTAACCGTGTCGGAAAACTCAGGCAATTTCTCATACTCTAGCAAAGTGTCTCTGCAAATGTCTAAATGCACGCAAAGCCCTTGAATATGCCTCGGCGCTGGACTTGGCACTTGTGTAATCTCTCCATCTTTACTTACTTTTGTAACATATCTATTAGCACATATCTCAAAGTAATCATCAATAACTTTCGCCATATCTTCAACGCATTGATACTTGCGAGGTCTGCCGCCTAAGTTTGGCTGGTTCTCTAACTCTTCTTTTTCTGGTCTAGTTAATTTCTTACTCATAATGCTTGTACCTATAATTTATTTCATATCTAAAAAACTTAAAATACATTTTAACAAAAGCCCATTTTCCAGCATAGCGCCTCTCTTCTGTCAAAATATTCTGCGCCCTGTATCTCTGAAAATAATAATCAAAGAAAGTTGCGTAGCCAAATTCATTTTTGACAAAATTATTCTTGAATGTTGCGTAAAGGGTCTTCGTGTAATCTACCCTAGGTTTCTTGGCCATTGTAATTTTAGTTAATCATGCCGCGCCAGCTAAAGCTTGGTCGCTATTTTTCCATGTCGAATTTTTTTCGAGCAATTGCAGTGGCATTATAGCACGCATGCTTTGCTCTTCGCGGGGGAGTTTGTCAAGTTATTTATTTTTTGTCAAGCTTAGTCTTTCTATTCCTAAATTAAAACAGTCTTAAAAATAATCCTTGACACAGTTTTTAAGAAAGCAACCCATTTTGTATAATAAGTTATTTATAAATCTTTGTTTCATGTTCCATTCTATTAAGAGCGAAACAGTGAAACATAAGCTAAAAATCTCTAAAAAGTTAGGTTTTGTGTTTTTGCTTTTTATCCTTTAAGCCTAAAAAAACCTCTTGGTCATTTTTAGTTAATTTAAAATACTAAATATCTATCGGCTGTTTATCCGCAAACTCTTATCTGCGCCAATCTTGGATCAATTCTATCCGCTATTTATCCGCTGTTTATCCGCAACTAGTATTTAATTGGAATTTCTACTTGCAATTGCAGGAATTATTTTTTATCATGTTTTTACTGTTAGTTTAATTACTAATGGCTTAGGGCTTTCAGTTGCTCTGTCTCTAAACTTCGCAACTGAAAGCTTTTTTGTTGTTTTAGGCATGGTTGACCTCGTTTAACCAATAACTATTTTTCTAATCTCCTTTTCTGTTGCTTTGCAACTCCTCTAGTTTATTGACTTCACAGCTCTTAATTCTCGCTTTCCCAACTCGCTCTAGCCTTTGCGTGTCTCAATATGCTTTAAATACTTGATTCTATTGATCTAATCACTTATTAAATATTATTACATTTTATTGAATAAAGTTGTTGTTTATTAAATAATGCTGGTTTAAGATGATGAGCAAGAAATTCATAAGAGTTTCTGAAAATATGAAATCTAAAAATATGAAAAAAATAATCTTCTTCTACTTGCTAGCCTTCATCTTCATAATCGCCCCCGTTCTAGCTCAAGCTAACGAAAGCGATAAACTAGCAAAACTAGCGCAATCATGCGAAAGCTCGCAGCATTATCAAGACTGCGTGCGTGGTAAATTTTTTAACAATCTAAAATAAGGAAAATATGAAAAATCACATCTTAGAAGGAAAAACAATTTTAGATATTAAAATTGCTAACGATAAACAAGCGATAAAATTCATTACAGACCAAGGTGAAATAGTGGCTAAGTGTGATGCAGATTGTTGCTCTCATACTTGGATTGAATCTGTTGAATTGCCATGCGCTTTTCCCGCGCTCGTTAATTCTATTGAGAATTTGCATTTAAGAGATGATGAAGAGATTGATGGCGAGACTATAAGATTTTACGGATGTAAAATTTCAACCAATAAAGGTGATATAATCATTGATTACCGCAACTCCTCGAATGGTTATTACGGCGGCAGCCTAAGCTGGCCAGATGAACCAGATGAAGAAGATTATTTTTATGGCGGAGTTTTTGGGCAAAATATTTCTTCGCAACAATGGGTTGATATAAAAGAATAAATTAACAATTAACTTTTGTAAATATGCAAAACACAGTAAAAGCATTTCATAACGAAAAAACCCTAGAAACTCTAAGAATCGCGGAAAAACTCAAACAAGAAAAACCGCACTTCAAAAAGCCCACTTTCCTAATTGCCCTAAAACATCGCCTAGCTGATGAAGGCTATTACTTCAACAGTTGCGCGCATGTTGCAAATAAGTTAGAGAAAAATCAATTCCAATATTAAATTTATGAAAAAAGAAAACAAAAACAAAAGAATTACATTTTTACTCAGCGATAAAGAAGAGCAAAACTTATTGCAAGCCGCTAATGAAGAACAGCGCACAAAAAGCGATTTAGCGCGTTTGTATGTTATTAAAGCCCTGAAAGCACGAAACTCTAGCAAAAATGAAAAAATATAGCCCTTTAGAAATCGCATTAACTTGCATTTTAATAATTCTAATTGTGATTTTTACCGCATGTTTTTCGACGCAAAAGAAGCGCCAAAGATTTGCAGACTTCGAGAATCACTCAAGAATTAAGCAAAGTAACTCGAAAGCTGAGATTTTGGCTTTTGAGAAAATAATATTAACCACAATATTTTAAAGCATGAAAGTTGATTTAGAAAAACTAGCAAAAGTCATTTCTGCCGAGCAAAAGAAAAAGCCGCTCACTATGACTGAAGCCGCAAAAATAATTAGCCCAATAATTGACGCTAGCATAAATGCCAGCCAATATTATGTAAAACTCTTGCAGAAAGAACATGGCTTCGAGTTTGTCAAAGACGAGCGAAAGCATTTGCGGGGCAAGGCTGCTAATAATCGAGGCGAAACACTAGCTTTGCAGAAAAACGAGAAGGTAGAAACGATTCTGTTGGCTGCTCAGTCTTTTAAAGTAAATGGTCTAAACGCTAAACAATACCACAGAGAATATGGCGCAGGAAGCTTTTATGGCAAGTTAAATTCTGTAATTACTATTAAATTAAAAAAGAACGATCACTCAAGTGCTGATTGTTTGCGTGAATTTATTAAGAGAAATAAAATCAAAATTATTTAAAAATATGAAAAAACAAACTAACTTCGATAAATTCTTAACTAGTAGTTATGGATTTCCAACAATTTTATTCGCCTTCTTGTTTCCTTCTCTGATTTTAATATTTTTAAGTCAATCACATCGAAAAACTTTTGATTCAGACAATCTAAGATACGCGGATTTATGTATTCTTTATGAAGATTGGGAAAAGGTTTGCAGAAAAACTGAAAGTCAATCCTACATTTATTGTTGCGACGATGAAGACACCTATAAACTTTGGAAAAAACAAAATCAACTGAAATAAATATGAAAAAACCTACATTAAAACAACTCCTTCTAGCCAAGCGAGGCCGCGAATACGAAATCGCGAAACTAAGAAGAGAAATTAGAAAAATTAACAAAGAAATTGATAAAAAATTATGAAAGGAAAAATATTTAATAAAAAAAAGGTTTTAGTAATAAAGTATAGGATTTATCAAGAAGGAGGAGTATTTTATCCTGAAAAAAGAGTTTTTGGGATATGGACTAAATTTAATGAAAGGGTTTATGACGAGCGAGAAAATAGTCATTTTAATCAAATTGCCTATTTTTATTCAAAAGAAGAAGCTGAAAAATTTCTTGATAAAAAAGCGTTACCCAAATCTGAAATTCACAAATATCAATATTGATAAAAAATTATAATATGCAAACACGAATAAAAATTAGAGGCTGGAACTCTACAGAAAAAATAATGGTGGAAAATTGGCTAGTAATTGAAAAACATCCTAGCGCTAAGCATTTTTCATGCTCCAATAGAACAATAGCGGTTGATGTTGTTATGTTATCAACGGGACTTTTTGACAAAAATAAAAAAGAAATTTCGGTTGGAGATTTACTACTTTTTGAGCAAAAGAATGAAAGGATCAAAATTATTTACGAGGTAATTTTAAGTGAGGGCGGTTATTATGCTAAATTTGTTAGCTCAAAAAATGATGATTCAGTTTTAAAATATAACTCTCTTTTTGCTGACAGATACTCGCTTTTAGATTTTCCGTTTTATCTTGAGCAAACAATTGAAATAATTGGCGACATCTATAGAAACCCCGAATTACTGGAGGATAATGCAAAATAAGCGGAAGGAGTTGAAAAAATTGGCTATGACGAAGATTACGGCACATTTCATAGATCACCTTGCGGTGATTATAGAACGGGATTTATAGTCAACTGGAACGCAACTCACAAAAAACCCGAGGAAAAATGGGAGGCCAACCCTTGGGTTTTTGTTTATCAATTTAAAATTATAAAATAAAATGACAGAAATAAACAAATTCTTACTCCCAACCAGCGATTTTATTGCAATGCAAATGCAATCGCGCTTATCTGTTGGCAAAGACATAAAGCTAGAGCTATTACTAGCCCAAACACTAGCCCGAACTGGCAATCCACAAATCGAAAACAAGATTCTGGAAGTCCTAAAAAACGAAAGTAAATCTACTTTTGAGAAAGCGGCTGAGTTGCTGGAATTATCCAAAATCGAAACGCTTAAATCTAAATTCAAAACTCATTAACATGACAAAGAAAACTAAAAAACAAATCAAGAAAAAAAGGCATCTAAAGGCTCTAAAAATGGTTTTATTCGTAATCTGGCATGATGTTGTGCCAATTATCGCAGTTTTAGCATTATTTGCTTATTGTGTTAAGTGCGGTTTGGAATTATAAAAACTATTGCAAGTTAAAATCTGCAAGTTTTATTTAAAAAAGAAGTTGTCGAATTTCTCTTAATTTGCAATTTTCTAAAAAAGAGGGCTGCGCTGCTTGTGCGGACTTGTAGCGCGGCTCTATTAAATATTATTTGACTAAGAAGAATTAGGAAATAAAATGACGAGGCAAAGAAATTTTTTTTGCAAAAGGTAGGTTCAAAAATGACAAATCAGGAAATACAAACACAGGCGAGTAAAAGAATAGCGGAAACGCTCGAACTTTTAGAAATGAGCGGAATATCAAGAAAGGAAATTGATGTTATACGCAAAGCTATGTGGCGTCTTATTGATGAGTTTATTTTAATAAAAAAGGTAGGATCAAATGACAAATCAAACAACAAATAATCAATCTATACTACTATTCAATTTAGCTCATCGTATTCTTAATGAAGAATTGGCAATACTAAACTCTGCCGCTAAAGCATCTATTGGGATAAAACTTCTTTATGCTAAAGAAAAGCATCTTTTTGTGCGGCATTATAGTAGAGATAAAAAGAAAATAATAAGATTAGCGGAATGGATAACTTTAAAGAAACTTTCAGAAATAAATTTTAGCGAAAATCAAATAGATCAATTGAAAGTAAGAATTGTGTTAAGAAAATTTATGATGAAATTAATCTTAAGAGTAGCATTACTTAGAATCAATAGTCTGTTGGCTATAATAAATAATAACCCAATTGGTTTTTTTAGGTTTATACGCGCGCGTTAGCTTATAGCTTATGAATAAGATTATAGAATAAGAATTAAATTATAGATTATGAATTATATTATTGTTTATTTAGAAATAGAGCATTTGCTAAATTTTCTAACTCAAGAGGAAAAGGGAGATTTTTTAGATTTGCTGATTCAATACGGTAAAAATCAAGAATTACCTAACATCCAGAACCTTAAACTTTTGAATGTTTTTAACTTCATGAAGGGAAGGCTCGATACTCAATTTGAGAAAGCTAGAGTAAAGGCAGAAACTGCTAGAAAGAATGGGGCTGGTGGTGGTAGGCCTTCAAAACCCAATAGAAAGCCAAGAAAACCAAAAGAAACCCAGTCGGTTAAAAATGAAGAATTAATCAATGCACCAAATAATTTAGACCTAGATTTTTTATTTGAGGAATTTTGGCAAGGATATAATCCTGTAAAAACAAAAGAAGGTAAAATTGTTGATAAAGGCTCAAAACAATTAGCAAAAGCTGCCTACGAAAAAGCTTTGAAGAAATATACCGCAGATCAAATCTTTGATGGAACTCAAGAGTATTTGCTGAAGTGTCTTAATAACAATACGCTTACTTGCCAAGTCTCAGTTATGCTAAATCAAGAACGCTTTATTGTAGAGCAATACAAAACCTTAAACGCAAAATAAAATGACCAGAAAAACAGCTTATGCGCGAACATACAACCAAGATTCATTTGAAAGCAATAAAACGCTTTGGGAGTATGCAGAAATTTGGCGACAAGTCGAGCATGAAATCAATAAATTCGTTGAAAGTGAGGCTACCAAGTGCCAAATAGCAAAAGAGCAGGGTTGGCTTGGGAGTTTAAATAATCGCTGTTCTCGTGGCTTTTTGGGCTATTTACGCACGGGTTTTGCCCTACAACTCAAAATACTTTATAAATTTGAAAATCCCCTGCCAATTTATCAAAGCGAATTTGTAGATTTTTTTAGAAGCGATTTTTTTAGAAATGAGGTTTTGAAAAATAATTATGTCAAGCCTTTTTATAAAAAAGATCATATCGAGATTATCAAACAACTTAAACTTTAATTTAAAAATATGAAAAAAATAAAAGAACTTTTTATTGAAAAAACACAAGGTCTTGATTTGAAGGACAAGGTTAATTTTATTAATGATTTAAGAGAATTTATACATGAAAATTCGCCCTTTAAAGATAATCCAGTGGATTATGTGAAATGGGTTTTTAATGAAGAGGTGGTTTCGAATGATTACAATCCAAACAAAGTCGCCCCACCAGAAATGGAGCTTTTAGAGTTGTCGATTATGAACGATGGCTATACACAGCCAATTGTAACTTGGGGGAATCCAGATAAGCAAAAGGTTGAGGTAATTGACGGTTTTCACAGAAATAGAGTCGGCAAAGAGTCCAAGATTGTTAACAAGAGAATTCACGGCTACTTGCCAATAGTTAATATTAGGAAAGAGCAGCAAGATAAAAACGACCGAATTGCATCTACTATTAGACATAATAGAGCGAGGGGTAAGCATCAGATCAACGCAATGAGTGAAATTGTTATTGAGTTAAAAAATCGCAATTGGACAAATCAAAGGATTGCTAAACAGCTAGGTATGGACGAAGAGGAGGTTCTGAGACTATGTCAAATTTCTGGTTTAGAGCATTTATTTAACGATAACGACTTTTCTAAAGCTTGGGAATCGGCAGACTATGTTGAAAATAGCTATGAAATGCTTACTGATGAAGTTTCTGACGAAATGGAGCTGTATAGAATTCCTCTTGAGAAAGATGATTCGCGGATTTTTCATACTTTTGATAAGTGGGAGTGCCATAAAGCAGGTTTTTATGCAAGTAAAAAAGATGGTTGGACAAATGAGCAATGCGAGGCCGAGTACATTAGAATTTTGACCAATATTCCTGAGTTTGAATCACTGCTTCAAAGAGTAATAACTGAGTGGAAAAACAGTTGCGAGCATTATTTAACAAACAAGGCAATGAATCGCTTGGCATGGTTAGGGCAAGCTTCGATCTGTTTGGGCTTCGGTATTCCCTCCTCGTATTCTCAGGCTTGGTTTAAATTGACAAAAGAACAACAGGATAATGCTAATTTAATTGCATTAGAATATCTCAATAAATGGTTAAAGGAAAACGACCGCCAAGAACTTCCTCTTGAAGAGGCTGTAAGTATCAATCGCCAAACGGAGCTTTATTAGTATGTCAAAAAAAGTTTATTTAGAAAAGAGTGTTTTGGAAGCTTCAAAAGAGAGGATCTGCAAAGCTTTTGATGTTTTTGAGAAAATTTACATTAGTTTTTCAGGTGGAAAAGACAGTTCAGTGATGACGCATTTGGTTTTAGAAGAAGCTAAGAAGCGCAATAGAGTTGTCGGATTGTTGATTATTGATCTTGAGGCTCAATATAGACACACAATAATCCACCTAAGAGAAATGATAAATCAGTATAAAGATAATATTGATTTGCACTGGTTTTGCGGCGAGTTGCTTTTAAGAAATGCGGTAAGCGATTTTCAGCCAAAATGGGTTTGTTGGGATGAAGAGAATAAGAATTTGTGGGTTAGAGAAAAGCCAGCGGAAGCTTCAAACTTAAGTCAATATGATTTTTATTTTCCAAAAATGGAATTTGAAGAATTTATGGTTTTATTTGGTAAATGGTATGCTGGCGATAAATTAACTGGTGGATTCATTGGTATTAGAGCTGACGAAAGTTTACATCGTTACCGAGCCATTACTTCAACAAAAAAAGACTTGATGCTCAATGGCTGGAAGTGGACAACAAGACTTTCAAAATGTCTTTACAATGTTTACCCGATTTATGATTGGCGAACTGAGGATATTTGGGTTTTTCATTCTAAAAACAAGGACTTGCAGCACAATAAAATTTACGATATGATGACCATGGCTGGTGTAAAATTAAGCAATCAAAGATTGTGTCAACCTTTTGGCGACGACCAAAGGAGAGGTCTTTGGCTTTATCATATTTTAGAATCTGACACTTGGTATAAGCTTTTAAATCGAGTTAGCGGAGTTAACAGCGGGGCTTTATATATTCAAGAAAGCGGTAATATGACTGGTTATAATGACATTACTAAGCCAGATAATCATACCTGGCAATCCTACACCAACTATTTGCTGAAATCTTTGCCCAAAAATATGCAAGAGCATTACAAAGAAAGATTTAAAAAATTTATTGTTGGTTGGAAAAAAAGAGGCTACAAGTCAATTCCTGACAAAGCTCCTCACGATTTAGAAGTAAAGCAATGGGCGCCCTCTTGGAAAAGAATGGCTCGCTGCATCTTAAGAAATGACTATTATTGTAAAGGACTTGGGCAGACTCAACCAAAATCTGAGGCTTACGAAAAATATAAAGCTATCAAAGAAAAAAGAAGAATATCTAACTTAACTTAATTAATTTAATTAACAAAAATATGACATTTGAGCAACTGATTTTTAAAAAATTTAGCCTTGAAAGCGCCACCAAAATAATTGAGGTTTTGAAACAAGAGCAAGCCTTAGATTTTGTAGAAGATATTTTAAGCAAAAGCGAGAATCTTAAGAAAAAAATAGAGGATTTAGACTTGGCGCATAAGTTATTTAATGCGATTGAGGATGAAGTTTTAAAAAATAAACAGGAGAAAAAATGAAAACAACATCTTACAAAATATCGAAGCAACTTGCAGAGGCGGGATTTGAGGCTTACACACAATTTTATCACAGCGCTGACGCAAAATGCATTTCAAGAGGAAAAGATGAGGATGATTATGAATTGATTTATAACGATCTTTCTTATTCCCAAATTGCAAAAAACTATAATATTCCAGCTTACGACCTCGAGACGATTTTAGATGCTTTGCCTGAAATGATTTTATTAGGCGGATTTCCTAAACAATTGCCTTGCACTTTGTATATTTCCAAAAAAGGAATCGGTTATGATTATGAAAGAGGACTTACTAGTTTAGCAAAAGAAAACGAATCACTAGCAGATTGTGCAGCTCGTTTGCTCCTACTGCTTGTCGAGAAAGGATTATTAACATTTAAAAAATAAACTTATGACAGAAAATTTAAAACCAACATCAAAAGTTATGCAGATTTCAAGCCATTTTATTAATGATGGCGATCTAGTTTTGATCGCTGTTTGTCAAGATGGCTCTATTTGGGAGTTATTCCAGAACAACTGGGATTGTATTTTAGAAGCTCCAAGACCAACAGCTCCAGCAATTCCAATTCCCGGCAGTTGGTGGAAAAAAGGTAAAGAAAAAGTGCAGGTTTGTAAAGTTTATTTAGAAGGACCTTATCTAAAAAAAATGATTTCTTTTAACGATGAAAAAGGATGCGGTTTTAAAGAAGATTTGGAAACTTTCTTAAAATTATATAAATCTTTGGAGGCAAATGACTAGAGAGCAAGAACGCCTAAAATGGCAAAAGAAAGCTGAGTTATGCAAGGCTTATGGCATAATTAAAGGAATCACCGAGAGCGTTAAAGCTTTCGATGATTACAACAAGCAAGGGCTTATTTCTGCGCTTGATGAAGTGCGGGAAATTTTAAAAAAACATGTGGGGGAAAATGATTAAATTAATAGAAAAAATAAAGTATCACATCAAGCACAATTATCTTGATGCTACCAGAGAAAAAGACTTAGCAGATGAGGCTGCTGAAAACGAAAAGGATATGCTCATTGCTTTGAAAGACGCAGAAATAAAGGATTTGAGGGCGCAAGTTAGGGAATTGAAGAAGATTAGAAAATAATTGTTGCAATGTAATAATTATATTTTATATTGTAGAAATTAACTCGTAAGAATTTCTTACAAGTTCAAAAAATATAGGAAAATATGACGGCAAATTTAAAGAAATTTTTAGAAAAGCACCAAACTTTAAGTTATGATTTTAAGAGATTTGCAGAGAACTTATCTTTAAAAGAATTTTTAGAAAAGTGTGATAATTCGGGCTGGATTTTACACTTATTTAAAATAAGCGGGCAAGATGAAAAATTAATTGAAAAAGTAAAATCGAAATACATAGAGCTTTTTATCCAATTGCTCGAAAACGATTTTGATTTCAAAGAACTTAATCTTGAGTATTATCAAGAACATCTGAAACGATATAAAAGAATTGACTCACAAGCGGCAGTTTTGGCTCATTATTTTTTAAACAGTCTTAATAAAAGTCTATTTGTTGGAGAATTAGAGAATAGCTTGCAATATCACGACGCATATTTTCGTGCAATTGCCAATACTATGGGGCCGGACATGGAATCGCTAAGATCGGCTGCAAAGCTATACGAGGCAGCGCATCATAAATATAGCGCAACCTTTATCCAACACATTTTAGATTTACACCGCGAGGAGTTTTTTAATTTAAAATACATATTTTACAATTTTTCACAATTTAAGTATTTTTGTTATAATCGTAAAGATATTTGCAATTATGGCAGAAAAGAAATAGAGGATATGGGTGAAAAAGAATATCAGTTAAAATCTTTAAAAGAACAAATCAAACTGCGGCGTTCCTCGGATTTTCTTGGTGTAGAAAATGAAACAAAAGCAATGGAAGATAATTGTAAACAAATCGAATCTAAACTTGAGGAGGCCGTGTCTATTTATCAAAGCTCCTTACTAGACAAGCAAAAACTTCAATTCTTTGCGGATCAATTTTTTTATAAAGTTATAAACAAAAAATATTCTGAATACCTAAACGGCGATATGTGCAGAGAAATGCTGCCAATTGAATTATGGGATCAATCTAAACTAAATTAAAAAATATGACAATAGAAATGACATTTATCCTAGATAATGTGGTGCGCTTCATCGACAAAGCAAAAGTTGATGCAATTGGCTATCGCTACGAAGATTACGGCTTTGAACACGAAGAGCTTCAATTTGTAACTGAGGAATTTTTTCAATACGCAGAAAATCTTTCAGCTTTGGAAGATGAGGATTCAGTTAATTTTTACAACGAAATCATTAAGAAATTGAACGAGCTTTTAACAAAGCTTTGGCAAGATGAGTATTTGCTGGCAGAGGATTTTAAATCCGATGTTAGTGTAATGGAGAGCGAGGCGAGCGTGTGGCTTAAATCGCAGAGGGTTTAGCATGGTTAAGATAAACCCTTTCCACCGCATCATTATCAACGGCAAAGAAGTTGGCTATATTCAGTTAGTGCATAGCAGATTCGTAGAGCAATCAACGCCACAAATTGAATATAGGCTCGATGAGGAATATTGGGGCAAAGGCATAATAACTAGAGAGCTTACAGAATATCTTGCCAGCATCAAAGAGAAATGTCCTAAAGTTATGGCGATTGTTGAAAAAAACAATTTAGCCAGCAAAAGAGTTTTGGATAAATGCGGATTTGTTTTTATGAGTAAGATGGGCAACTACGATGTTTTTGTTAATGACTTGCAGGCTAATTCAGAAAAGAGAAAGATAATGAAAGAATTGGTAGACCAAGGCTATGTTAAAAAAATTAAAAGAGATTTAGCCCGCGCCAGTATTGGCTCGGATAATGTCAAGAACTTTATTTAATATGTTGTAAAATATATTTATTGCAATATAATAAAGGGTTTTTTTATTGCATAAACTAATTAACTAAATGAATTATGAAAAAGAAACGAGGCCCGAAATTCAAAGCAGATTGCGACAAAACTAAAACTGTGTCGATGACGATAAACAGAGTTTTACTAAAAAAATCGCAGGAGCATATAAAGAAAAAGTATAAGAGCTTTTCGCAAGGATGCTCTAAGCTTTTAGAAAATGAATTAAAAAATCCTAAAT